GTTTCTTGCTATAACACCTTGTATGTCTTCTAAAGAGCCTCCCCAAGGTACTTTCTCATACATCATGCTGCTTCCTTTGGTTTTTCATAAAACATATGACATTGCTGTAGGTTGTGGTTATAGGGAACCCCTACGAAATAGCTCTTCATCTCCTCTGTTGGCCTATAAGGGAGATACCTCTCGCACTGCTCTGCAATAGGGCAGTGTAAGCCATCACACAAAGTTATGTCATTCATGTTTTCTTCCTTTGTTCTTTCTCTTTAGCACTCTTGATGACATGGCAGGGCTTACATAGAACTTGCAGGTTTGGTTCCTCACAGAACAGCCTGTCAATGAATGTGTCCCACCCTTGCCATCCCTTCTTTGGGTCTACAGCTGGCTTCTTGTGGTCAACTTGCACCTCTTTCGCTACGAACTCGTCTTTACAAGCGTTGCACTCAAAGTGTTTAGCAAGTTTCCCTGTCTTCACATTTGTCTTCCTCTGTGTAAACGCAGCATCAAGCACAGCATATTTAGGAGGCCACCTCTGAGTTGCTGTTCGTAATGCCGACACAACAAAACTCTTGAACCTAGCCTCCGTCCATTCCCCTCCGTTATACGCTCTCAACTTTTTCCACCAAAAACTTTATTCTGTCACACTCTTTTAAAGAAGGCCATTCAACAAGCCAGTGAAGCAATAGTATTTTTGCTTCTAAATTAGAACTTGCGTTGATGACAGTTTTAAAAGTACCTTCATGTAGCCCGTTACCGTGTGTAATAGTGCATAAATAAGTCATAAATATTCCTTTATAAAGGAGGTTGCCATGTCTGTCCTTTCTCACGCCGTAGCCACAGCAGCTGTCCGTTCTCTGCTACGTGCTCAGGAGGCTCTTTAGCAGCCTTATAAGCCTCTACAACAGCCTCGTACATCTCCTTGTCCCCTGTCAGCCCCTTGAGCAGCCTAGCAGCCTTTACAGGCCCAATGCCTTTAAGCCCTTGGATGTTATCAATTCGGTCTCCTGTCAGCATTTGCAAATAGAAGCTCTTTAGTCCTTCCTGTTCGGTTACAAAATATTCCAAGTCCTTTACGGGGTTGTAATGCCACCCCGGTAGTTGGTCTAGGTCTTTGTCCACATGAACAATCCAAACGTTCTTTCCATTTGCTTCAATGCCTACAGCATCATCAGCTTCTTCACCCTCTGTTGTTACAGCCTCCAGCCGTGTTAGGTGCTTTCTCAAAGCCTCGTAATGTTCTGGTTTCTCAAGGTCTTTCCTGTTCCCTTTGTAAGGCACTGTCTTGGCAATGTCATAACGGAAGTTTGTTTTCCCCGTGATGAAAGCATTGTAGGTTGTGCATTTAAGGCGAATATACACCATGTCTGTCAGCCATTCAGTGAGCCGATTCTTAGCCCATTGTTCCTCTACATCTTTGCAGGAGAAAGCGACATGGTACACAAGAAAATCGGCATCCAGAACAGCCTCCGTTGGTTTAGGAGGCAGAGACATTACAGCTCCATGTCTGCTGTGTCTTCTTCCTTAGCAGAAGGGACATAGGTGACAAGCTCTGTAACCACCACACGCTTGGCAGAGGCAGCAACGCCTGTCTTCTTAGCAAACTTCCATTCGTATGTGCCAAGAACCAATGTTGCCTTTGAACCGTTGCCAATAGTTTTCGGGTCAATGTTCTTGCCATCGTCATCTACAGGCTGAATAGCGAAGTTGCTCTTGCAGGTGACAAAGCGTCCCATGCTCTCGTTCTCGCCTACATGAACACCAAGGGCTTCCACCTTAGCTACGTCTTCAGCAGACAGGTTCCCAAGTTTCACCAGATACTTCTTAGAAGCCTCTGTGTATTGGTTGAATTGAACCATGTCAGAAGCGTAGTAAAGCTGTCCGGTGATGGTGATAGGTTTAGTAGTCATTTAAGTTTCCTTTTAAGCAGAGCCTCTCGGCTCAATGTGTTTCACGCCAATTGCGTCCAATCTTATACTCTCCATTCAGGGGGCATCTAAGACCAAAATGTTCCCCTGCTTCAACAATGCTTTGCACTGCTGCTTCACCTACTATTATAGCATACTTGTCAGATGTTTCAAGCTGAATTTCATCGTGAACGTTAGCAACTAGCTTAATAGGCCATCCATTTTCCTTGCATTTGTTGTAAAAAAGACACAAAGCCTTCTTCATAACAATTGCCCCTGCCCCTTGCAGCAAGCTGTTTAAGGCTGCGTGTTCAGAGCGTACCCAAATCTTCCTTCCGTCTAAACCCGGTACATAACCCAGAGCAGCATAGTTAGCTACCTTAGCTATGAGCTTGGCTAGAGCTGGTGTCTGTGAGAGAAATCTTTTCTTAAGTTCTCCACCCTTTCTAGCGTTGCCTCCAACAATGCTACCAATTTTTGCATCTCCAGCTCCATATAGGAAGGCATAGATGAAAGTCTTTGCGCTGTCCCTAGTAAGTAGTCCAGCTGCTCGTTGATTGATTGTGTGTACGTCCGTACCGTCCTTACTGCTTCCCTCACATACTGTTCTGACATAATTTATATCCTTCATGTAATGAGCCAACATTCGTAGCTCTAAACCACTAGCATCAATACCTACCAATACCTGCCCGTCTTCGACTGTCCAGCACTCACGACACTCAGGGCCATAGGCACTCCCTGCATTAGGTATCTGTGCCATGTTAGGGCTGCTATGCGTCATACGCCCTGTCACTGCCCCATTAGTAATAACCTTTCCATGCACCCTGCTGTCCTTGCCTACGGCCTCCAACCAGCTTTCTATCTGTGCTACACGCTTCTGGAGCATCAAATATTCCACAATGGGAGCTGCTTCCGGCAGGTCTATCTTCGACAGCACACCCTCATCGACTATGGGCTGTCCGGTTTCTGTGTGCTTGTCGGGTTTCCATCCAAGCTCGATGAGCTTTTCTCCGATTTGCTTCCTGCTGCCGGGATTAAAAGAAGCCACCCCATCTTTGAGAGGCTTTCCAGTTTTGTCGCTGGTTCGTTTAACAACGACAGGAGGCCATCGTTCTTGCATTTGTTCATATAAAGCATCCAATTTTCCTTTGATGTCAGTAAGTAGGCAGGTTGCATATGGTATATCCAGTTTGAAGCCATTTCTGACTTGTTCTTCGATGATAAGAGCCACTTCGTGCTCCAACAGCACACTTTCTTCACTAAACTGTTTCTCATTAAGCTCATTGACTAGCTTGAGATACAACTTAGCTGTCACTTCACAGTCTTGCTTACAATAGCTTTCGAGAAGACCCGTATGAGGCTTATCGTAGCATTCAAGCTCGTATTCCTCTCTGCGTCCCATCATCCATTGCCAAGCAGCTTGATAGCTAATCTTTTGACACCCGAGGCTGTTTCCCCATGCTTCTAATGAATGACCATTCTCTCTGCTCGGCTCTAGCAGACGACTTACTATCAACGTATCGTACAGGAGGTTCGAAGCTATCTCTATCTTCCAACACTTCTTCAATAGAGGGGAGTCGAATCCTATTACGTTGTGACCGACTATCAATGAAGCGTCCCTTAAATAAGCCATGAGGCTGCTTGCTTCTTTCCATGTTCTTTTCTCTCCGGTGTCAATGTTCTTTGTACATACAAGCCATATTTTATTATGGGCTAAGTTGCTTTCACAATCTAAAACTATCCTCATTTTGTTTCTCTTTTTCAATTGCGTTATAAACCCGTTCAATCAATGACTTGTTTACAAAACCATCATATTCCTTCCCGGACTTAAAACTTTCAAAGGAATGTAGCAACTCCAGCCAAGTTTCCCACGAATCGTCATAAAACTGTTCTTGTTTTAGTTTTGCTAGTCGAATAGTGTAAGTATTTCCTTTTGTCCTCTTAGCAAAAGATGTAAGAATTTCTATAACATATACAAGATATGAGAGATGAAATACATAATTACTAATATACAGCATTTCACTCCGTTCTCCCATTGTGTTATTATAGTTCATTTCTTTCTTTCATTATAGCCTTGCTACGTCTGTTTGATGGATACTTGTCAGGCTTTGCACACCTGTAGTCCTGCGTCCAATATTCACCTCCATTCTCATGTATCAGCTTATACCCATGCTGAGGCCATTGCTTCATTGCTAGACTGTACATGAAATCAATGGCAGCATATGGGTTGTGCTTTTTAGGCGGGTCATACCAATTGTTGCAAGCTCCATCAGTCCAATAATAAATAGCTCCCTCAAAGTTAACAATCTGCATATCTTTATGAAGCATGGGAGCTGTTGGATGTTCCTTATAATAGCTACCAGCTGCCTCAATTAAGTTGCCAAACCCATCATCATTATAAGCATAGTTGTTTCTATGCTGAACTAGTTTACCAAAAGCATCGTGGTTCCATGTTGTTGTCATAGGTTTTCTTCCATTAGCTCCACCATCACCTCATAAGAGCCTGAGCCATTGTGCTCGTCATAATACTTGTCGAGAGCCTCATCTGCTGTCTCTGCTTCGTATTCGTATGTGCCTCGCTCTGTCCAAACTTCGTATAAGTTCATTTCGTTTCCTTAGTATCGCCAATGCTCGGTTCCTTCGGAACCCCTAAAATGGTGCAGCAGGGAGCTGCTCTTGTTTCTGTTGCTCATATGCCTTCTCTTGTTGTTTAGTCCAAGGAATAGCCCCTGTAGCAGGTGGGAAAGGCCAAGTCATTGTGCTACCCATATGGCTTTCCCGCCTGTTGGTTCAAACTGTTCCGTTTTAAGTCGAATGTATTGTTGACCAGCAATGCCAGCAGATTGAACATAACCTTGGATACCCCAGTCTTTAACCTCTGTTACTACTACCATGCAAGCCCCAAAAGTTTCAAAGTTGGGGTCTACTTGTACGATGTCGTTTACTTTAATCATTGTTCTTCTCCTTGAGTTTGGCTTCGACTAGGCTTGCATATGTGTAAAACCTCGGAATTGCTGCACGACTCTCAAGCCACAAGTTTGATTTTTCTCTGTCCGTCAGCCCCACCCAAGGGCGTTGGTAAACTTGGATGTCATCGTCTTCGTCTGCAATGTATCCCGCACTTGTAAGACTAATGCGTTGTTTCATTTCTTCTTTTTTGGTCATGTGTTCTTCTCCTTGAGTTTGGCTTCAATGGCTTCCACAATCTTGCGATCACCCCATTTATGATGCACAGCATTTACCAAAATTTCGTTTCTTTCCGCAAAGGTCAGGTCTACCAAGGGCGTTGTTGTGGGATGGCTTTGTTTTCTTTCCAGTTCTTCATAGGCCACCGTGTTCGCAAATCAATCTCAGGCTCTTGTGCTGGCTGTGCTGCGGGGTATTCCATCATGCCTGTATCTACATTGAAATACTCGCACTGAAAGCAAGCTCCCTTGCAGTTTTTTAAGTTCGGACATTCCTGTGCCAAGGCTGCTTTGATGGCGGTGATGGCTTCTTCAAAGGTGTCAAAGTCCTGTCGTTTTACTTGGTATCGCTCCAACGCCTCAAGCGCAAGTTTCAATGCTGCGTCCTTCGGACTTGCCAATGCTTCTTTAGTCATAATTCCTCCAATACGTTAAGGGGTTTCTCTTCTAAAATTCCTGTAGCTCTATTGTACCATATTCCAAACTTCTCACCAGTAGCACTACCAGCAAAACGGTCTTTCAGCACCCTAAATGTCGTGGTCTGTCGCACGACAGGGTCTTCTGCCTGTTTATTACGTTCGAGACCAAACATATAGTGGCTCCATCTAGCAATGGCTCGTGAGCCTGTAAAATGCTTCTCCAACACCCTACCGCCTTCCTCGTGTGCCTTACCTTCCGGCGTTGTGAGGTGAGACACAAAATGGATGATTAGGCCATCGCTCTGTGCAAGGGAGGCCATGTCTGCCATAATGCCATCCAAAGCTCTCCGTTCGTCCTGCTCATTCGCTGCCAATGCTGTCAAGTGGTCTAAATATATCATCTTAATGTCATACGCCTTGGCAAAATAACGAATAATCTTCTTCACACTAGCCCAATCCATAGCACCAAAATGTTCCATCATGTAGAGCTGTCCCCGTTTGTCTAAGCTCTCAATGCTCTGCTCATATTGCTCACGAGTCCAGCCAGCATCAGGGATGTGATACAAACGTTTATCTAGCTTACCCGCTACTCGCTGTGCAGTTTCTACGACATTCTGCTCTAAATAAATAACCCCTACCTTCTCATTCAGCACATCAATGTCATAAGCAATTTGCTGTGTGAACACATCTGTCTTACCCACACCAACACCAGCCCCGAAGCCATAAAGCTCCCCTTTCCGGCGACCATACGTAAGTGTCGTTAATGACGGAAACGCCCAAGGCACTCCCTCCACTGGAGGCGCAAGAAGCCTGTCCATAATGTCATGTACGCTTACAATGCCTTCCGGTCTATGTTCTTCTGCCTTCCACCAAGCATTGATAAATTCCTTGGTTTTACCTGCCACCAAGTAGTCGCAAGCATCCTTGAAGCCATCTAAATGCTTCATAATTTTGCTCTTACCTGCGAACAGGTCTGCCACTTCCCGTGCTGCCTTAATTCCGGGTTCATCGCCATCAAAGCACACCACCACTAGGTCAAAGGTGTCTAGCCATTCAAACGCCTGTTTACAGGCCTTTAAAGCCCCTGCTGCGCCGTTTGGCACTGAGACAGTGGGATAAAGGCTTCCTTGCATTTGAAAGGCTGCCAATGCGTCTAGCTCACCCTCGGTAATGGTGACAGTTTTACCTCCGGCGGGGAATAGCTCTTGTCCGAAAAGTGTATCCAATTTACCGACACTAAAAAACTCCTTGGTTTCGACAATTCTTGTTTTAAGACCATTCTTATAGCTGTAAATTTGTTTACCGTTCGGGCTATAAACCTTATAACGCTCACACGTTGAACGTGTAATGCCTCGGTCAGCAATGCCTTT